TCGTCTTCATTTTCAAAAATAGTATTTCTAATAAACCAATGAATGCATTTCACGGGGATATTGGGAACTAAGTTGTTCTTTATAATATCCTCGTTAAGTTCACTGATCGCCACCGAGTGTTTTCTCACAAGATCAGTGATCATCACCTTCCGTTGTCTTGTCAAGAAGTTTCTCTCGTCGGGACTGACTGTGATTTCTTCGGTGATAACATTGAAAGATGGGAGTGTCAACGCCTGAGTTGTATTTGTGAAGAATGTTTGTTTATGGAACTCAAGTTCGAACTCAATCTTCTGTCTAAAAATTGAACACACCGGAAAGTATGGTCTATTTGGTTTATTTGTGTCATATTCATCACTCGCAAATTTCCTTGAAAAAAAGAAGTGAATGGGTATCATCAAATCTGCGTCATATTGCGCAACACCTGTACTCGTAGGAGAGCCGTCAAAACCAATGTTTCTATTTACAAGAAATCTATTCGCTACCTTTTCCGATACTTCCAAATAAAGATCATCGTAGATAATACCCCAGTCATCATGTATTTTCTCAATTTCAATATCATCCACAAACATTGTAACACTCTTTAGAATGTGTCTCCCCACCTGATCCGCGTAATTTCCATCGCTTATACCCGGTAGGGTTAGACTCAAATACATATTACTCAAGAAGTCTCCCATATTCATTGGATTGAATTGTACCTTGATTGTCTCACCAAATGGCCATGTAGCTTTCGCATTTCCGGGTTTTACAACATTTCTACTTCTGTGATACTTTCTAAAGTCGGAGTGTCTCCGATCGGTGGTATAATTAAAGAATGACTCGTCTGGATCTTTAGAAAGCAAGTGGGTGTCTTGCTTCCCGATAGCGTTGAGCGATATTTTCGCAGCTTCACCCATACCTACTATTGCTTACATATTTTTAATATCCATTTTCCACATGTCAATGTGTGAAGTACCCTTCATAACTTCAAGTTCGTCTCTCGCCTGTTTTGATTCTCTAATAAGTTCTCTTACACATTCTTCGGTATATTGGACAGTCTTGATGTTGAGAAGATAGTCGTATGTGCCATTGATTTTAGGAAATATTCCACCCAATTGTCTCTCAAGGTCATCTTTCTTTCTCTTGAATACAATGATCTGTCCCTCGATAACCATCGTCACAAACTTTGATTTGTACCCGCACATCTTTGACCTAACTTCAAGTACCTTGATAAGATGGTCTCTTCTCTTCTTGTAATGTTCAAGACGGAGATCCACAAAGTCCTTTAGGATTTCTTCAGGACTTGAGTACTTGTATATACCCTTGACTGGATGAAAAAGATGCATATTTGAGGTATGGAAACTCTTTCTCAACTTGAGATCTTTTAAAATGTCTTTACCGGAGTATCCCATAATTTCAAAATCAACATCTTCCGTTGTTGAATTATTTGTGTAACTTGAGATGATCTTCTTATCTACAAGGGTTTCCAGGTATTCTTTGTAATCCTGCGTCCAGCGACCGGGTGGAAGTTCCGTAATTTTGAGTCGAGACCCTGTATCTCTCCACACACCCTCGGTGATCCAAGTGCCGTCTTCCCTGAAAATCTTACCCTTAAAACCTCGGAACCATGGGCTCATCTCCTTGAATGAACTCCCATTTAAGGCTCTCTGGATATTCTCCTTGATATCCCTGGGGTTAAATGGTGGGACATAGCAACTAAAACCCGTGCCGATACCTTCTGTGCCGTTTATAAGCACCATTGGGAGAGTTGGCATATAGAAGTCTGGTTCAATAGATCTCCCATCGTCATCGAGGTAATTAAGTATGGGGTCATCCCGTGGATCAAAGATTTTACGAGCCTCTTTGGTCAATCTTGTGAAAATATACCTCGTTTGTGACGCATCCTTGCCACCCATAAGACGAGTACCAAACTGACCACATGGTTCAAGAAGATTGATATTATTTGAACCGGTATAATCATTTGCCAATTTGACAATCGTATCTGCGAGGGATACCTCTCCGTGGTGATACGCAGACTTTTCCGCAACATACGCAGCCAATTGTGCCACTTTCATTTCATCTCTGAGATTCTTATGAAAGCAAGCGTACATTACTTTCCTTTGTGAAGGTTTGAGACCATCTGCCATATGAGCAATGGAGCGCTTCAGGTCAGCCAGACTGAAATTGACCAGGTCTTTCTGGACAAAGTGGGTAATACTCAGGTTTTTGATAGACCCATAGGGAACTTCCAACTCTTTGGGGTTCTTTGCGGTACTCTCCAAAAGCCAGGACTTTCTATCATCAGCCTTCTTCTTGTCAAAGGCGAGAACTACAGACCTATCCGTCATGATATCCATGTCAAACTTTACTGTCAAATCCTGAATTTTCTTGAAATATTCTCGAGCCTCGACAGAGGTTGATGTACCAAGACCCTTGTAGTATTTGATTTTCCAGCCAGGTTGTCCATTACCATACCATTCTCTGAAAGAGGAGTCTGTATAGAATGATTTTGATTGACCACCCTTGGATGCTTTGATGATTGGAGTCACCATAGACACGACAAATCCCAACTTGAGAAGCGATGGCCAAAAGTAATGAATCATATTGAGAATCAGACCCTTGATATGCGACCCATCATTATCGGCGTCCGTCATGATCATGAGACGACCATATCGAAGCTCTGATAGATTTTGGTAGTCCTTGCCTTGTTGAAGACCCAAAATCTTCTTGAGGTCGTTGAACTCCTGGTTTGATGTGAGCTGTGCCACCGAGGCGTCGCGGACATTCTTACACTTCCCGCGAAGTGGAAATACACCAAAGTGATCTCGGCCAACGACGGAGAGACCCGCAACCGCGAGGGTTTTTGCCGAATCACCCTCTGTGACAATGAGAGTACACTTTCCAGATTGTGCCGTACCCGCCTTGTTTGCGTCGTCCAACTTGGGAATACCGGTAATTTTGGACTTGCGAGCACCATCAGTCTTCTTGAGTTCCCGCATCTCCTTAAACTTTGAGAGTGCTGTGAGTTCATCTTGAATACCCGTCTTTAGGGCATTCTTCACGAAGTTTTTAGGTGGTTCGAACTTACTTCCAAAGTCTTGTACCTTTGAGGTACACTCCGACTTCACCTGACTTGAGAAAGTTGGATTCTCAAGGGTTGCTTTCACAAAGATGTTGAAAGTATTCTTCACCTGTTGAGGTTTCAACTTGATTTTCTTTGCCATCTCATCGATAATACCCGACGCAATGTAAGATGCTACATGATCCACGTGCGTCCCACCTTTCGTTGTAGATATACCATTCACAAACGATACTTGTTCGAGTCCATTCTCTGACGGACCAATACACGCTGACCAACGATCGGTTGTCACAGAACATACATTTGTCACACCTTCATGCATCTTGGCATACGCCTCAAAGGAAGTTTTGGGGAGAGCTTCCCCCTGAAACTTAACCTTACAATTGGATGTTGTACAAATGTTCGCATCCCACACCCTTTTCTCGAATATTTTATAGATTGTGGCATCCATATTCTTCATACCAAACCTTCTCCAATCAGGGATAAAAGTAATTGAAACTGAAGAAGTCGAGGCAGAATGCTTCTTAATTTTTGGTGGGTGACATACCGTCATATTGTTGTTCCATTTTTGTGTATAACACTGCTTTGTCTCTCCGTCTTTGATCACAATTGAAAATTCCGATGAGTAAATATTGGTCAATTTTGCACCGTACCCGTTTCGGCCACCGACAATTCGCTTCTTTGTATCGTCGTAATTCGTACTTGTAAGAAGATGACCAAAAGTGAGTTCAGGATTCCAAATACCCTCTTTTTCATGCATACGCACACCTATGCCACCGAGAGGTCCGTTATTCTCGATGGTAACGGTACCAGCCTCCTTGTCTATATTCACCGAAATATTCGTAACACTCTTCGAATGTACAGAGTTCCGATCAATCGCATTGACAAGAATTTCGTCAAATATTTTGAGCAAAGCCGGTGAATAGTTAACATTCTTCTTCTTGAATTTACCGTCAGTTTTATGGTGAATCCAATAAGACTCGGAACCCATGTCTACTGGTCCGACATACGAATCGGGCCTCTTGAGGACATGTTCAATGTGGGTAAGTTTTTGAATGCTCTCACCCATCCTTCTTTAATTTTGAACGTCTCAATTCTTTACTTAGGTTTATTCTCTTCGAGGATCAAGTAAAAGTTTTTAATCCAGGCTTTCAATTCATTTTTCGTAACAGATAATGTTCTAGGCCTATCAAACTTAATTGCCCCAATTTGTCGGAGAGAATCCATTCGTGGGTTGTATTTTATAGGTGAATTCATATAACAACATTTACACACTTGTAAACCCCTCAAGGTGTGTGTATTATTAAGTTCAAGTGGCGGATCTGTCTGTCGTAGGTACATATCGAAGAGGCGAAGTTCCCAAGCCCTCGCAGATGTATAATATGGGTCGAGTGGTGCCACACAAAAGTAACACACATATTTCCATTTTATTTTCATGCTTATAAATAGAAGATGGCTTATCTTTATCTGATAGCTACAATTTTTATACTTTATCTTATGATGAAAAACAAGACCAGGGGTGTCAACAAAGCTATTGAAAAACTTGTGAGGCAATCAGCCCGTTATGCCGTGGCTGCCCAACAGGACGAGTCTCCGGTTATAGCATTACTTCATGCTAACTATGGCGCGGCTTACCTCTACGCCCTCAAGGAGTTTGCTACCGATTCACAAATTCACAATGCTACGGGAATAGATGTCAGGAAGTTCAAGGAACATGTGACCAATGTTCAAGATATGGTGACTAAGAAAACCTCTGAGAAGTGTCCAGACTTTATTGGTGAAGTTGACGTATATTTAGCCGAAATTGGCGGAGAAGCTTAAAATGGAGAGGGCATAACATTCCATGGATGATTATGTGGTTTTTGTACAACCAAATAATCACATTATTTTGGGTGTAAACGATGACCGTGTAATACCCGAAACTGAAACTATAATACAAATTATGGAAACCGTGGACAACGAGGATCATACCCTAAAAACCATTATGTTCACCATCATTGGTACAGCAGCGTTTATGATGATTGGAATTATGTATATTATTTTAATAACCTAAGTCGTCTCCATACATCGAAATATTCAAATTAAAAATGGAAGTGATTCGTGATTCTATGTGGTCTACCTGCCTCGCCAATGCGGTAAAAATGTACCGTCTTGGCGAACCAAATGAAAAGTGTTACAAGTTGGCGGATGCAACTTGGAGATGTAAAATGGCATATGTGAAACATGAAAATACAAGAAAGAATTCTTCGGTTATCGTCCTTAACGCACCACCCAAAGAAAATGTACCTGAACAACGCACATCTCATAAAATTTGCGCTGCAACGACGATGTCTGGTAAGCCTTGTCGCTTCAAGGCTGTATGTGGAGACTATTGTCGAAAACATCAGGTTTCATCTACAAAAATCGGAGATAAAGTGGATGTGAGTGACCTTCTCAGCAAATTAGATGGAATTAAAATCCGATAGTATTGTAAACAACATGTTAGATCAGGAAACTCTTAGACCTGTAATCATATCGATGGCGCTCTACATCGCAATAAACATTATTGTTCCTCGTATTTTGAAGAAGCCAACCGGTATCAAAGTCATTGATGATATTGTCATGACTATGATCGCTCAACAAGATTCCCTAATGAATGGAACCATTGTCATCGGACTCGTTGTTCTCGGCGCCAATTATATTCAGGATGAACTCTTGTAAGATGTTCTCCTTACTAACTAATTTTTTTGTGTATGCGTGATCCATATAACGAAGCTTCTTAGTATATGCATCCTCCATGAATTCCAAGAGTTGGCTGGGATTGGGTTTACCCCAAATCATCCCCCGTTTGAAGAGGAAGTCATCCCTCTCCAACTCTTGAAGTTCGCAGTCAATTATATATGGTGTCTTCACATACTCTGGCGATCCACCATAGTTTGTGATAATTACAGGCTTGTCCCGCAACGCCGCCTCGACCGGTCCCATACCAACACCTTCAGACTTTGAAAAACTCACATAACAGTCACAGCGGCTGTGAAGTTTATCCATTTCTTCATCTGAGATGAGTCCGTTAATAACTTCAACATTTGGAAGTTTAATGTCAACATTCGAGTTACAGGTCGCTTTGACAACTAGTCTCGCGTCCGGCTTATTTAGACGTACAAACGACTCCAATATTCCCCGGAAATTTTTCCTATCGTCCATTATATTCCCAATATGGTAAAATGTATATGGTGTTGAAGGCGGTGGAATATGGGCATGAATAATGTAAAACTCGTTATCTGGGAATTGTCTAGAGAGAACTCTTTTACAAAACTCACTTGGAACCGCGACCCTCTTTGTCTCTTTCATAATGAGACCATAATCCTCGTGTACAGTCTCCGTTTCGCATACAGTCATGATTGCCAAATTCTCAATTCGAGACCTCGCATACTGTATATAATCCAGGTGGGGTTTGATCGGTAACAGGAAAAGAAGACCGTGCTCCCCCTCTGGAATTTCGGTACCTATAAGATGATATGTGGATTTGTCGAATACCTTTGTATATTTGTATGCATGCTGACCTATCCCACTATTGAGATGTCCACCTATGATGATCATTTAGTATAAAGATAATCTCTCTTTTATATATAATACAATGGAAGCTATTCGTGATGAAATTAAGGAAGAACTTAAGCGCACGAGACTTGATAAGACCCGCCTCTACCAACTCTTGTTGAAGATGGCCGACGATGGCCCAGGGGGAGGTGGTCGTGGCCCAGCCGGTCCAATGGGACCCATTGGTCCAGTAGGACCAGAGGGCCCACCATGCATGTGCAACTGCAGTGAAAATGGCACCCCAGAACCAGCTGCTAAGCCAAAGGCCACCAAGGCGACCGCGACCAAGGCGACCGCGACCAAGAAAACTGTTACCAAGAAGACTACACCCGCGAAAAAGTAATTATATTCACATTCATACCGTTTCTCATTTACTCAGGCAGTTCAACATCTGTGTTAGTAAATTATTCTCGATTCACGGACCAAACGAAACCCCCCAAAATGGTTACTAAAATTAACACAAGTAATCCAAAAGAATACTTCTCCTTTGGTGGTTCTGGTGGTTTATCAGGCAAACGACGCACATTTTTATTCAATGAATCCATCTTTACAAGCAGGCTCTGCATTACCTCTAACATTTGTTGATCTTTGTTTATAGGCTTTTCCTTTGTGTCAATGGTCGTTACTTCTAATGTAATAGTCCATTCACGCGAATTTTGGAGTCCCTGGTATACATCGTTTGCGCCAAGCTCGTAGAATGAAAAATCCAACTTTTTAATCGATATAGGATTAAAATAGTTTGTTTTACGGGTCATGAGCTTTGACTGTTTATCAAATCTATAATCGTCTCCAGTCGGAACCGCATTACCCTCGAGTGGACATCGTGCCAACACGTGTCCTCTAGTCGTTAACAACTGTCCAGCCGTAGGAATTTGGGGGCATATGATATCTACAAGTCTGGCAACTCCACCGTCTCGATTTCCAGCGCCACCGATTTGCATGAAGTACGCGTCGACGATTTTTAAACCGATGACTTGTGACATACCCTCAAAATGTATATTTGAATATAAATCCAGATCGAGTGTCATGGGCGCGTGACGCTTCCTCACTGGTTCTGTTCCATTATGTGGGCTTACATCGACAGAATCAATGGTAATATACTGAACCTTATGCGGGATGTCGTTTAAGTCGGTTAAAGGACCAATCATTAAAATATAGGCACAATATTTTAATGATTGTTTTTGTGTAAATTGGATTGGAATAAATCTAATAAATGTGGTGTGACAACGGGTTGTTCTGGAGCTGTTTCTTCGCGAGATCCAAACTTCTTGAGTTGGGGTTTTCATTGCCCTTATAGGCGTTGAATTGATGGAAAGGCTTCTGCTGGTAGTTTTGCGTCCAACCACCATTTGCTGGTCCAACGCGTCCATCGACACGGCTGTTATCGGATCGAACCGCTGTTAAGGCGCCACCCTGCTTGAGAGCACTTTCTCTGACATTCATACGACCTCTGTTACCCATACGACTCGCCTTACCTCTACGATCTTCTGGACGGAAACCATACTTCATCAATTCTTCGTTATTCTTTGTTGTAATTTGAGCAGCCGCACTTGTAGAGTAAGCGCCGCTGAAGTTTGTAATACCTGGAGCCGCATGACTCGCGTGAGCAAATTGTACGTCATTACGATCACTCTTGAAGCGAGTTGGGTCCTGTGTCATTGTTTGGGCTGAAACAATTCGCTTCGCGCCGTTAAAGCCGAGACCATCCTCGCGAAGACCAGTTTGCGCACGATTTGTGCTTCGCATAGTCTTCTGGTGACTTGCTCTTGGGGTAGCACCCGACATACCCTGAGCCCGTCCCGCCATGGCTGGGAGACGACTTGGAAGGTGTGCCGTGGTTTCTGGTTTATTATGTGTCAATTGACCACCAACCGAAGCTCGGCCACCACCGATATCACCGGCTGGACCCGAACGGCCTGGGAGTGTAGTGAGACGGTATTCACCAACGTTAATTGGATTCACTCGGAATAACTGTTGGAAACCGCCCTGAGATGGAGTATCTGCACCCACACCCAAGCCAGGACCAACCATTTGTTTCTCGATTGGCGAAAGGTTATTCATACGACCAGTGTCAAACATTCGGTTGCGCATGTCGAGAATCTCCTGACCACCACTTCGTTGTTGGCGACTAATGTCGGCGAAACTTTCCATTTCTCTCTTTTGTGGTATCTCCACTTGTGGTTCAAACTCTCGTTCTTCGAATCGTGGAACCGGGTTTTCATCATATGTAACTTGTGGCTGTTGAACAACTGGCACTGGTTGTGGTTGTGGTTGTGGTTGTACTTCGGGCTTATTGCTCAGAGTCCTACCAACGTAAATTAAACCAGCGACGGCTGCAAGTGAAATGGGATCGGCCATTCTTATTTTTTAGTAACATTTTTATTAGCGTATCTTTGGTGGAAAAGTCCATTCTGAAGTTCTGCGCGAGTACTGGATGGCTCATAACTCAAAGTACGGAGGGGAGCTTTACATTCCATATTGGAAAGTGGGAAGAGGTTACGCTCATAGGTTGGAACAATAACTTTACCGAAACGAGTAGTTGATTGTGGTCGAAGTTCATCACTCACATCAATGTTCTGCGCTGGAGAACCCTTACCCGCCATGTATGGAGATGTACCATACAACATAGTGTTTGGTCGGCATGAACCGCAGTTAATGGAACTGGGCTGGGGGTATGTGAAGATCTCTTCAGTGGGCTTCACTGCTGGTATAGCACCTGAATTCTGAACGATGGCAAGACCGGGTTGAAGTTGGTACGCCATTTATTATTATACGAGAATATTTATATCTAAGCTGGTCCAATGCCATGACCTCTGTGAGAAACTCGGCTATCACCCGCTGGATCAAGTCCGGCAAACGCTTCAAGCTGAACACCACGGGCATTTGGATTACACATTTCTGGATTTGTTCGACAATCGCGACCACCCTTATTCCCATAGCACCATTCCGCGAATGATGTTTGGTCGCCTGGAATTTTAGAAACGGGTGATGTAACAAATTGACGAGCCGCCGCGTTGCGCTGGTATTGGGGGAGCGCTGAGCGAGAACGACCAGAATCGTATGGAATACGGTCATCTATCATACTTTTGATGAGTGGCTTAACTGTTGGGTAATAACAGGCTTCGAGGCGGTTAGGAGCGTCAGTGTAATCTGTAATAAGAACATTACCCATTGGGTTATCTTCTGTTGGCATTTGACACCCATTAATAACCTCTTTTGAAGCCGCTTTATAGGTTTCCTTAACCATTTTTGACTTGTAGAGAATATAAAGAACGCTGATAACGGTAACACCAAGAACAAATATTCTTGGGTCACGACGGGTCAGGTAAATGACGCAACACACGTAGATCACAAAACGAGAAGCAGCATTGATTCTGTCTTCTGGTGTTTGATCACGGTTTGGCCAGAACTGTGTAACTTGATCGACCCGGACAAGTTGCTGGGGGTCTTCAAACCAAGCCTTCATTTAGTATAGCTGGAGGTTTATTTTTTTGGAAGACTACCAAGCATGTTACCCATCATGCTCATAAGAGCGTCTTGGTCAATTTCACCACCATTTGTTTCCATCTTGTCGGCACAATCCTTGGCGATACCTTCAATGAGAGAAAGTGTTTCGGCTGGAATTGCGGTAATGGTAGTGCCCAACATGTAAAGGGTCTGGAGATATTGCCAGGTCGCAGCTTTTGTATTTACGCTCATGCGATCCCAATAGTTCTTGATGTTAAGATCTTTCAATAGATCAATTTTTTCAATTTCTTCAAGGAGGAAGGATTCATCCTTCGCCGAGATCTTATCCGCATACGGGGTAACACCTTTCATGAACCCATCAACAATGAGTCGTGGATTCGTCTTTTTGAGCATTTCAAAAGATGTAGTCATTTTCTTAATTCCGGTTTCATCTGGAAAAGTCTTGTGCAATTCCACAAGAAATTGGGAAAGCATGTCGTTAAACGCGCTGACAGACGCCATTTTCTTATTTGTAGGGGTAAATCTTTAAGTTAGAAAGGGTCGTTAGAAATAGCCTCTCTCTGTCCGAGACCATTCGCGACAACAAAGTAAACAAGGATCGCATTTAAAATCGCTGGCTTGGTATACTTATTGAGTTCCAACTTACCTTCGTTATTCAACTGCGCCTTGACATGAATGTAACCAGCTGTAATAGCCGCCGCTATAATGGCGGCGCTCATGGGGTCACGGAGATATTCGGACAAATCTTCCATTTAATTATACGCAGTTTTTTTTACACGCTGTTCTGGGGCATCGCCAAATAAGACACCATCATCAAGTTCTTCCTCAACAGGTTCTGACATTGGTTCTGGTTCCATGGGAATGGCACTCGTGACTGGCTCTGGAGCTGGGTCCTGGACACCCGGAACGGTCTTGAACTCATTTTCAAGACCCGTTGGCTGAATGGGTTCATCACACGGCGCGTCCAGCGCTGGTTCTTCTGGAAGTGGCTCTGTTTCCGGGAAAGCATTCTCCTCGAGGGGTCCATCAAAAACATCTGGATCCTCGCTATCATGAACCTCACCGTCAAGATCAATATCGCGCAGTTCCGCTGATTGAGACATATAAGTCTGGAGGATTTCCTGAACTGGAATAAGTTCCTTTACAGTGGCTTCAATACACACAGAGAAACGACGAGTCAATTCTTCATCTCGAACGTACTCGCTTTGTTCTTCATGGAATACATATGGATCCTTGTAGAGATCCTTGGCAACATTGTTATAGCAAGTCTGGACGAAAACCTCATTGCTTGGCAACTTGAGGCTAATCTTCTTGTTATCCGCCTTGAGACGGACGGCGGATAGAATTTTAGTAGACGCAACAAAAACAGCCGCAAGAAGATCATTGAACCAAGCGCACCTGTTTGTAATGTTGTCGGTGTGTTGTTTCGACATGGCGTTAGACCAATTTGGGACTTCCTTCAGTAGTTTCTGGAACATAATGAGAGTCTTTCTTCCCTTGGAAAGCTTTGTAGATTCGTCATACATACCCTGAAAAACTTCAATCATTGGTGGACACATGAGCATGTAAAGTTGTCCCATGTACTCCTTTTTAGCTTCACATAACACATTGAGATTATCAGCCATGTTTATATACATCTTTATATGAGTAAAACTTTAAGCTCTGTATCTATCCGCCATTTTCTTAAGGTTCATCAAGTCGGGGAACTCTGTTTCATCCGGATCATCCACTTTCTCTTTTACTTTTTTAGGTATCACCCAAGATACATATATATCATAATCACTCACAAGTTTCACTTCAAAACCACCCAGTTTTAACTGTCTTACGATATATCTCGCAGCCGCACTTCTATCAAATGTGGGATACCCCACGACAATTGTTGGGACTGTGAGAAATACCTGTTTGTGTCCAAGTTCTACACATTGTCTAATCTTACGAGAAAACTGTTCATATACACGAGTATATATCTCCTTCCTGATCTGTTTTCTCTTTTCATCAATTTTAGTTACTTCATTGATGCTGATCATTACATTTGCTTCAAATTATTTTTAGCCGATTCTAACTCACCTTGGGTTGGTACAGCAGCCTCCTTTACGAGGTCGTACTTTACAAATTCCTGTCCACCTCGGCTCTCGGCGAAAGGAGTGACATTGGACACGGTCTGAACATCGAGGGGCTGCGATCGGAGAGACACCAACCTCACTCCACCATTCACAGATTCATATGACGCAACTACAGAGAACCCAAAAGCAAATCCTGTATTTTTAACAACCATAAACATACACTCGTAAATGGACTTATCTTCTTCGTTGACATATTTCTTCACAGAAGTAGTTTCAATAATGTAAGTACAAATACCTGTACGCTTAGCGATTTCTTTGTTCGCTTGAAGAATAAATTCTTCCATTGTGTCATTGTCGATATTAGCTTCCGCCTGACTGTAACCGTTAAGGTCTGGTCTGGCATCATCAAGGCGAATGGTGCCAGTTGGTTTTGTATACCCCGAAAAACCAAAAACTTCCGTGAATGGTTCGCGTCTCACTGTCAGTAACAGGACGATGGCAATAAGCATGATCGTCAAAGACCACTTCATATTTACTACTATGCGTTAATTTTTTTTTACAAAATAACCTTGTACATGTTAGATGTCGCTATTGATATACAGCCCCAGATGCAAACACTCCATGGAGGTTATTGAATATATTAATCAGCACCAGCAATTGAAACAGCTTGTACATTATCACAATATCAACACCCAAGGTATTCCACCTGCGTATCGAAACAAGATTAGTCGAGTTCCAACGATGTTGACAAAGAATGGTAAAGTTCTTGTGGGGAACGAAATTAAAAATTGGTTGGATTCACTACTCCCAAATAAAGAAGTTTCTAACTGGGGTTTCAGTGGTGCGTGTTCCATGACAACACTTGATAGCGACGAAAATGATAATGATATGTTTTCACTTGAAAGCTATGGACAAGCTCTTCAGCCTGCTATGACAAGGGAACTTGAACAGAAGATTAATCGCGATGTCAGTAAGGGTGTTGCCTACTCGGAACAGATTTAAAGATATAACGCACCCATTTAGTAAAATGAGACTTGTAACAATACAGGCTTCGGCTATTAAATCTACATTTGAAGTACTCAAGGACATTCTCAATGATGTGAATATCTTCTTTCGTCCCCAGGGTATGTATGTAGTAACACTTGATACAGCACGAACTTCGCTCGTTGACATGTTTCTTTCATCGGATAACTTTGAAGAATATCACTGCGACCAAGAAGAAATTATTGCTGGAATTAACATTTCAAATACTTTCAAACTCCTGAAAACAATTACAAACAATGATGTTCTCACAATTGAAATTAATTCCAAGGAGTTCATGGATATTGAGATTACAAGTGAATCCAAGAGAACAAGTACAAAATTTCAATTGAAGCTATTGGACATTAATGAGAGTCGCATAGAAGTGCCAGATGTCACCATGACCAGTGTAACTATCCTTCCATCGGCGGATTTTCAAAGATTGTGTCGTGACATGGCCAACATTGGCCAGGATATTGAGATTACAAGGGTTGGTAAAGAACTTCGTCTCCGTTGTGAGGGGGATTTCGCTAACCAGGAAACTTCAATTGAATGTCCCGAAGAGAGTCCCGAAATGAAAGGTCTGTACTCGCTCCGGTATTTGAACATTTTTACGAAAGCAACGAGCATGTGTTCGTCTGTGCAGATTATGCAGGAGGAAGGGAATAGGTTTTTGATTCTAAAGTATAATGTCGCTAACCTGGGCGAACTCAAGTTCTACATGGCTACCAAGGTATCCGAAGACGAGTAAATTAAATGTAATATATAATATGGAACATAGACTGGCATTTGCGCTGTGTGCACTCTCACTGAACATGCTTGTTGGATATTATGTATCATTCAGGCGCAATGTTCGTGAAAATGACCCCATATATGATATTGGATTTCGAATACTTCCCAATCTCAGTAAGTACGACTGGTTGAGTGATCTCGCACTTATCATACCTGTCATAGGTGTCCTGTTGTCTTGGGGATCATGGTCGAATAATAAACAACATTCAATGCTTGTATTACTTGGACTCATGTATACGTTCAGAGCGATCGTAAACTATGTGACAACGTACCCTTCGATGAAAAAATGTGAACTCAAACCACCGTTTGGGTTCTGTAATGACTTCATGTTCTCTGGGCATACATCATTCAATCTTGTTACTGCCTATCACTTGGGTGGGATATTCTGGCCAGCATGGCCTATTTTCGGGTCTCTCCTTTCCATCGCAACACATGAACACTATTCCGCCGATGTTGTCATGGCGTGGGTCGTTTTTGTCGCTTTGAGATGTAATACTTAAGGTATACAAAGATCGGTTGTAGAGTCTTCGAGATTGATGACCACCTTTTTCATACCCAGTGAATTATTGAGTATAATTTTTGGATACTTTGTTCGAAGGGTTTTTGTTGTATAGTAAAGAAACTCCCTGAGGGGTACACTCTGCCCATGGAAGTCATTCCTCGGTCCTGCGTACCTTTTCACCTTTTCAGTAATGTTTACCTGTGGTTTGTCATCGTGATCTACAATCCAAACACTACTCAAAGGGATACTAAATTTCATACCCTCGGATTCATTTTCACCTGGTCTAAAACTGATGTCTTTAGAGATAGCCTTATATATTTTACCGCCATACCAATACTTGACACGGAGTGTGAGATTCTTAATATTTTGCGGAACAATTGTATTCCTGAATTGCTTACCCGTTGCGAGTGTGTAGAATTCTTCGAGGATGCCATCCCAATCTTTCTCCTCTTCGGACCAAAATGGATCTTCAATATAATATTTCATTCTATAGTCAATCTTATATTCCAACTCTTCTGAAATTATACTATAGTCCCGAGGTGTCGTCAACCTTTTGTAAAAATACAAAACATTACTTAAAAGTTTGAGCAACATTCTTATGTATAATGGAGGGAAACTTTTTAAGTAGATATAAAAATAAACTTGAATACTGGACCAATCTTATTGAGACAGATCCCACCAATAGATCCAGGTACGAATCTGAGATGTCTGATTATATGATTAAATGTATGCCATATATGAATCAATATACGGATGAAACCGAAGAAGTCACAAACACTGATAATGTTTTTAATGTTAAGGAAACCGTAGGACTTCAAAGGAAGGACATATTTAGGGATTATCTCATAGAGGTAGAAAATCAAAACATAACTAGACCGGGTCAGCGTAATATAGAACAATGTCCGGTGTGCTGTACAAGTAATGTGATTCACATTCAAGATGCGAGTGAACTTGTATGTGATTCATGTGGGCTCGTGTTAGCATGTCTCATTAGTGAAGAGTTGACATATAGAGAAGAACGAGAGACTTCTGAGAAAATTGTCAATTATAGCTACAAGAGGGAGAATCACTTCAACGAGTGGATTAGTCAATTTCAGGCACAGGAAATGACGACGATACCCGATGAAGTCATGGATCAATTGAGGTCGGAACTCAAAAAGATGAAAATTAAGAACCTTGAAGATATTACACATTCCAAAATTAGGGGACTTCTTAAAAAGTTGAGACTCAACAAATTTTACGAGCACGTACCCTATATAACCAATATTCTCAATGGAATTAGAGCCCCAAATATGCCACAGGAGTTGGAAGAGCGATTAAGGATAATGTTCAAGGATATTCAAAAGCCATTTGACGACAATTGTCCAAGTGAACGAAAGAATTTTCTTAGCTATTCCTACGTTCTATATAAATTTTGTGAACTCTTGGGGGAAGACGACTATCTCCAGTATTTCCCCCTCCTCAAGTCTAAGAGTAAATTATACGCTCAAGATCAAATATGGAAGAAAATATGTGACGAACTCAAATGGGAGTTTATTCCAACAATATAGAGTTAAAGAAGTTGGTATATCCTCAAGTAATGGATAAGTACGAGCGTTTCTGTGTAAATGAGGCGCAGTATCATATAAACAGAGCGAACGAATTACTTACAGATGGTCTTAATAACCCTAAAAAGTACTATGAGGAGGGGCAGGAGTTTTACCAAATGATGGTTAAGATGTTTCCCTTCATTATTCTTCTACAACAATGCAACGCACCTCAACTTCACGATTCGGATGAGGAGGATAATTTATCAAGTACGCAGTCTTCAGTCCCATCAGACGAAGGTAGTTTTGAGCCTGTAACTCCGACTGCTCGTTCAGAGTCTTAATAGTCTTAAACTCAAGGACAATTGTATTATTTATGATTATATCGGCTCGCAGGTTTCCAATTACATGTCCTTCAAATGGGATTTGAACTATACGCTCACTCTCATACTGAACATTATATTGACGCAATAGAACTTCCATAGCATTATGATATACTCTCTCACTGTACCCAGCCCCGAGTTGAGAATATATCTTTTTAGCGAGTGTTTCTACATCAACCATAATATATGTTTTATCACTCGCTTTAATAATCTTAAATTATATAAATGTGGTGGCCATTCAGATATATACGATTATCAACTTCTAGATCACTTAGTTATTTGTGGGGTGAGTGAGTATCATTTGATACGGAGGCGATCCACGAACCGACACCAACCCCCGCACCCGCGAGAGCCGTGAGTGATACCACGGAGAGTGCAATGAATATATGACGCATTTATATCATTAACGATCATATTCTTTATTACGTTTTAGATCTTTGTATGTTATATAATTTGGTTTTATCTTGTGTTTCATTGGATCATATAATTCACCATGTGGTAAATATATTGTTGTTATTTTAGATTTACTATTTGGATCCCATTCAGTTTTTTTTATACATTCATCCATACGCCATTTACGGGGTGGTGGTTTGGGATACATGACCGTCACGCGACGTATCATGTCAGCGTCCCCTCCGATTATTTTCCCCCTAAAACCTGGAACTACATTTAACACCATAGATGGTTTCCAGGTACTCATGTTGTATGTATATGCCGTGAAATCTTTATGTTAAAGATGAGACTCTATGGTTTTATATGGATATTCGAAATTGCGATGGCATTGAATTACTCAATTCCCTTGATGATAAGAGTATTGATCTCGTATTAACCGATCCACCTTATATAATATCACATCAAACGGGTATGAACAAACTGAGAGACGCGATTGATGGTGGCAAGGATCTATCAAAAACTGAGGAGCAATGGAATGAATACAAGTCCAAAAACAGAGTCGACGCACCCAATGCGAGAGAAAATTATCTAAAATATGGAACAATTCATGGGAGTAAATATAGCGTAAAAACAAATTACGGAGAATGGGATGAAAACTTTACTATGGACAAATTGGGGGAGTTTATAAAACTCTATTACAAAAAGTTGCGCGATGGTGGTACTTGTATAATATTTTTTGATATATGGAAACTATCATACCTCAAAGAACTCATGGAAAAGCATAACTTTAAACAGCTGAGATTTATAGAATGGATTAAAACGAATCCACAACCTATAAATTCGCGTGTTAATTATCTAACAAATTCCCGAGAAATAGCGGTTTTGGGTGTCAAGAAGGGCAAACCTGTATTTAATGGTGAATATGATAATGGTATATACAAGTATCCCATACAAAGTGGTATGGGACGTTTCCATCCGACACAGAAAAGTATTAGGTTGTTCGAAGATCTCATCAAGAAACATTCAAATGAAGGTGATGTAGTCGTGGATACATTTCTTGGTGGCGGGACGACCGCTATCGCATGTAAAAATACGGGGAGACGATGTATAGCGAGTGAAATTTCGGGTGAATATTATGAAAAGATACTTATCACTTAAAGTGGAAACGCGAAAACTTTGTAATGGGTATACAATTTTTTCCGTCGGAGTTCGTTTTCTGGGAGACACTGGAGGAACATTCGGAAATTAAGAAGAAATTATTACCAATAATTTTGAAAAATAGTGATAAAGCTAAAAATAACCCATTTGATAATTGCACGTTTAACACAAGTTTATATAAAGGTGACGATGAAAAGTTCGAAGAGGAAAATAAATTTTTAACGGAACGAAAACATCTAGATTCTATTGTCTTTAAAAATATTGATAAAATGCTCCATACTTTGGGATTCAATGAAGATCCGGGTATTGAATTTTTATTACAAAACTGCTGGTGGAATGTGTATAATGAGGGTGAATATCAGGAAGAACATAATCATGTAGCGGCGCCATCTGTCGTAGACGATAAACTTTTTTATCCCTCGTTGTCGGTAGTTTATATTCTACATGATGAAAATGAAAAGGGATCTTTAGTCTTTAAAAGACGTGGTGTGGTACCTCTTAGACCACCTTATGATACTACTTCTACGTTTAAAACCGGAAATGTAGAAGAAATAAAAGAGGGTTCGGTTCTTATATTTCCTGCCAGTTTAGATCACTTGGTTAAACCCAGTATAAAACCGGGTAGAGTTACAATTGCTTATAATATTTGTGCGTCGTATCAATAAAAATCTATATTCATGCTATATGTCAACATACACCCAACCCACTTGCGAATACATCTACAAAGTCTCTTCTTTAGAGAAGGTTGTAGATGGAGACACAATCGATGTCACTCTAGATCTAGGCTTTGACGTCTGTACGAGACAGAGAGTGAGGTTGCTTGGAATTGACACCCCAGAGTCTCGTACGCGTGATTTGGAAGAAAAGAAATTTGGTCTTCTCTCCAAGAAGAAGCTCAAGGAATGGTGCCTCAAAGCGGTCGCCTCGGAAAAAGATGATATCGAGATCCAGTTGAGGTGTCCCGAAGCTGATTCTAGGGGTAAATTTGGCCGTATCCTGGCGGAGGTCTGGGTATGTGAGGATGGCGAATGGACCAATGTCAATGAATGGATGTGCAGGGAGGGCTACGCAGTTCCCTATGTAGGACAAAACAAAAATGATGTTGAAGCACTTCACATGGCGAATCGTGAAAAAGTAGCTCACGAATTATAAGGGTATTTATGCACCCATAAATTACAAATCCACTTCTCCCCAGACTTTACAGGAGACCCTCCATGTAAAGCCTTGATCGTCACTCGTTCGTAGTTATTGAGAGTGTGAAAGAAGAGTCCATCACCTTTTTGTAACTTGTATTTCTTTCCTAAAATTGGAAATTCAGTCTCTCCACCTTCGTAATCGTCGTTGAGAGCCAATATTATTGTATACATTCGTCTATTTTCATCAGATCCCTTTTCACGTATGACGTCTTGGTGAGGTTTATAATATCCACCCGGTTTATATTTCAATACCTGGAGTTTTTCACAGTTCGCAAGGGGTCTGTCAGTCAGAGATACGCACCTTTCGCATACACGCCTCACCACTGAATCCTTCAAACTAAGCCATGCGGTTTGACTGTCTCGAACGGTTTTGTCTATCTTCTGTCCACCACCTACAGTTGACTGCTGAAAAAGAACTCTAGCCGAGTCCTTGATGTGCTTTATCTCATCAGATGTCACAAGACCCTTTACAACTTTGGGTTCTGTATAAGTTGGTATCAAGTATAAACACAGTAATATAAGAGACATAGTCAATAATACCTTATTGGTAGCCTTCATCCTGTTATTAATACATAATAATATTGTGACAGACATAATTAGTAAGATAGTATCACGAGCCTTCATCTACTATTAAAACATATTAATAATAGGTGGCGTCACACAATTATATCTCTTCTGAATGGTTTTGATAATACCATTTGTATATTCGATCAACTTTTTAGCTATATCCATAATTTCTTTCATTTTGCTCGGATCAATAGCATATTGCCTGAGAAGATCTCCACCGGTATCCAAAACCATCCTGTAGATATTCGTAATGTCGCGATGTCTCTCCCTTTGTTTATCCCTCCTTTGAAGTTCCTTTTTGAATAA